CAGAGGGGCCGTCAAACTCTGCTGCTGCCTCCTGCCCCTTGTCGAACTCGCGCTCTGATAATACTAAAGCAAGAAAGACACCGAAAGACAAACGTCTTAGTGTTGTGCTTAAGCGTCTTCAGATCAAATTCAGTAAATATGGCCCTTTGTTCTCGGAAGCTTTTATGATCTGGTCTTCTCTGTCCAATGCTACCCTGCCTTGGAAACTCAAGATATATGAGTATTTGTCAGGCACTAGGCAGATTGTCATTCTCAACCGTGTCATAACCAAGCCGATGTACATGGCCATAGTCATGTTGGCGGAGCAGAGAAAGTTGCCTTCAAAAGGTATAAAGTATTTTGCTTTGCCGAGGAAGAGTCTGAAAGATTACCAGAAGGCTAGATTTGATGCTTCCAACCCAGCTATGTTTCACATCTCTGCGGAAGAGTTCCAGGCGTCAAACCCAGGTCATCCTTCTGTGTGGTCTTACAAACCGTGGCATGAGGATGAAGTCCCTGATATCCGCCTGATGAACACTGAGCTGTTTGAGGAGGACAACTACTCTTACCTATCCAAATCCGTCAACAAGACGTGCGACTCAAGTACTCCGTACTTTAAGCTCTTACTAAAATTAATTGAAGGACCGCCCAGCTAGAATGTTGTCTCTGAGTAATCTAATAAACTCACAGCAGTCTGAGGCTAATCTTAGGAGCGGTGATATACCCTTCCCTAGTATACAGGGTTATCTGCACAACTCGGCTAATGGTACGTATGCTGGCTATGTAGCACCTGTGCCGGCGTCTACCTTTGTGCCGCTTTTTTACCCTGTCGGCGCACCCTACGCGGATCCACCTACTGCCAACGCCTTGTACGACGGTCCCAGAGGTCCGCTAGTGGCGGGGAAACGTCCGATGTTATGTATTCCTGCTACTATACCAGGCTTTGCTTATCAGTACGAACGTCGGGACACTATTGCTGTTGAAGAAGCTAATGAGGTGTCGCAGATTTTGTCATCAACTGATCTGGCGGCTTATGCTAACACAAGAAAGATGGAGACGGTCAAGCCCCACGTCGTGACTATGCTTTATGGCCACGGCTTGCAGCTGTTTACAAACTATGCCAGTTATGAGCTGCAGCGAGCAACTGCTGGATCAAAGATCTCTGCCAACGTGCAGCTGATCTATGAGACCCTATTCACATACGCCGCTATAGCTTCCAGTTCGAAGTCTTTTTCCTCTATGCACTGTGCTCCTTGGGTCATAAGCCCTAACGAGCCCATCACGTTCGGCCCGGGGAATGTCTTTATCATCAACCCAATCATCTGTCTAGGTGCCAACGACAACAACGGTTACGCCGTCACTGCATTAGTCTCCGCAGATAGACTGGATGCAGGCTTCGTGCTAGGCAGAAATGCTGGTGTTGCCGGTGTTGACGCTGACGCCCGGTTTGTCCC